GCACTGCTGGCCTGTTGTATTTATAGACAAAGTTTCCTGCCATTCCTCCCACTAGTTTCAACAACTCATTAACCCAAGTCTTTGAGTACTTCACAAATTCTTTTTTGTATCTCTTGGATATCTCATCAGTCCCAAGCATCCATAGGTACGGAAACATATCTCCTTCACCAACACCAAACATTCCGATTGGTTTTCCTTTGTTGTTAAGAATTGTCAACGTTGCCAAGTCGTGAACAAAAGCAAGATGTAAAGCATCTAAGGGTTTCCTTCCCATGCACATGCATTCCATGTTGTCTCCTGCACGAAGCTTTGGTGCAAGGTAATCAGCGTGATCTGGGTGCGCTTCAACAATCTCAAGCGATGGATACTTAATTACTGATTTATCAAACACGCCTACTTCTAGTGTGGATAAATGACTCAAACTCTGCTGACTGGAAGTTACCAGGCAACGCTGAATCGTTTACTATTTTGATTGTAGTGTCTTTTGCTGAAGACATGATGGGGAAACTAAACGAACCAGATTCAATTGGAAGTGTTCCTATAACAGTACTTCCAACGATGTTGCTAGAGAATACGTTGTTATATGTCTGTCTGGCCTTTGGTGTGACTTCTACTTTAAAGCTTGCAGTGTCATCAAAGAACAAAGTGCCTCCCTTTAAGAAATGCCTCTGGTATCCTGATGGACTCTTTCTTTGATTAGCCCTCTGTCTAAAGACCTGCTCACTGAAGGTGTAACTCATGGTGTATTTAACACCTACCCACACTGGCGTGTTGTTATGACTGGTATCTACTGTAACAGTGGTTCCGTTAACAGTGCAAGGTATCAAAGCTCCTGCCTTGGTTCCTGTGTTAGAATCTTCTCTTGTGTATACTTGAATTACATCATCGCTTTCTGGAGTGAATGAGAGAGTGATTTGTCCGTTTGTAACAGTAGCACTTTCTCTTAGATCTAGGTAAGTATTAAAGGCTGCGCCAGTGTCCACAAGCTTTTCTTCCATAGGCATCTTTACTAGAATAGTCTTATTGCTTTTTTTACAAACAATAAAGATATCGCTTTCAATAAAATCAAAACCTACAATGGTAAAAGGAAACGTAAACTTGGACCAGCTAGCTAGTACTTTACTTTGGCCCTCCCAGTAGTACTTGTAAACAAACATGTCCTTTTGAATAGAAGTATCCACAACAGGAGTTTCAATGTTAAGATTGGCAGATTCATTTGTTCCAGCCTTGGTTCCAACTCCAATACCGATAGATGTAACAGGCACTGCTGGAACTGTACTAGTAACATGAAGCATTAAGGTTATAGCGTTGCCAGATGACCAACCACTTCTATTTACTATTTCTTGAACAACGTCTTTTACATCTAAATCAAATTGTGCGTCAACGTCTATACTATTGATTGTGTTTTCATCTATGCTGACTGTAGCTGTTGTAAGATTGTTAAGTAATCCTTGGTAATTTGATTTTGTTAAAGCTGGTGAATTGTCAACGTCTATTCCTTGCAAGGCAAAAGTCATACCACCAGTAGGTATATTTTTTGATTTTAATATTAAGCTTAATTTAGATGATCTAACTTCTGCTCCTCTTTGTATATCAACATTTTCAAATCTAAATAGTCCCATGCTGAAACGAGTTGCATCACATGAACCAGAAGTTTCACTCTCAAATGCCCCAACAAAAGTGCTACCAAATGCTTCTCTCGTAATCAAAGAACCTGCTGCTTGTCCATTGCCTCCTATGTCCCTGGAAGGGCTTGCTGTAGTATCGCAAGGACCAGCTGAATGTGCTAATATATTATTACCTACTCTTTTCGAGGAAGCTTGAGCTTCGCTTGACCCCTCAGGAGTTTCAAAATTTTTATTACTTAATATGATGGTTTCGTTTTTAGCTAATGCACATATAGCATTTTCTGCTGTTGAACCTACCATGTCCATTATAGTTGAAGGTATGTATTTTGGCACATGGCCTGTTATTTCAACCGAGTCATAAGTGTCAGAGTTTGCATTTATACTGAACTCACGTATGCCAGAGAAGCCTCCTCTAGTAAACGGAAAGTAAACATAACTTCCAAGCTCAAGAGGTGTAGTACTTGTGTCAGTTTCATAGTTTGTGACTGGTGTTATTGAAACTGTTTTGGGAGTGAGTAGATCTCCTCCTTTAAGAACAAATTGTCCACGTTCTCCAAACAAGATAAGGTTCTCTTGGAATCCTACTGCTGACTTTAGTTTTGTAACTTTTGTACTAGCTACGTTTACGTCAATAGGAGCAGAGTCCAATAAGGTTCTTACAGTTGTTCTGAAGAAGTTAAAGTATTCTCCTGCTTCTGATAATATGACGCTACCTTCTGAAAGGAATCCTAATCTGTTTTTGAAAAAGAACAGGTTTGAAATTTTCCTGTCTCCATCATTTCCTGATGATATATTTCCTGACGAAGCGTTAAAGAAGGAAGGGAAGGGGTTTGTATCATTGTCTCCTGCTTGTTTTGTTGTCCAGGTACAGGCTCCAAATGTAAAATTATTAGGAGATGTATTTACAAGTTTATGAGGAAGCGTGTTTCCATCGAGTTGAATGAACTCACCAAATCCTACATCTTCAACGTATCCTCCGTCGCTAACTCCAGTTGTAGAGTTATCATTGGTTTTAAACTTTACATAGTAATCGTCTTCTCCTGCTTCAACGTCTCCCCTAATTTTAATTTTAAACCCGTCAGGAGCTACCTTGGGCAAGTCACTTATTGAACCTACTTCTTTGTAAGCCAATCCAAGTGCTGTGCCTGACTTAGAATCTGATACAGTTATTTCAAAAGGAGTTTGGTCTGTTCTTGATATCTCAAAGATAGGAAAAAGAAATCTAGAATCTGTGTCATCTGAAAAAGATCCACTAGAAGAAAGGTAGTCCTCTTTAACTATTGTTTCTCCTGCTCCAGTTCCTATTCCTTCTACATCTCCTAAAGTAAACCCATGTCCATTAACTTCGGTTAAAGAATCGTTTAATGCGTCCCTTAACTTTTTAGCTATAAGTCCTGCTTGAGACTTTACTCCAGAACCACTGCTAGTGTTGTCTCCCGAACCATAAGAAGCTTTTATTGTATTACTTCCGTGTTTAATTTTTATATTGTAACGAGTTTTAAAGTGTCCCTGTTTAACAAAAATAAGAGCTTTGTTGTTGTCAGCGTGTGTAAACTCGTTGCTCTTTGAGTTTGTTCTTCCTACGTTTTTAGTCGTGTTAAGAATAAAAGTGTTGTCGTTTACAGTTAACGCTTTGAATATATCTCTTGGCTTTTTGTTATCAGCTATATGTAGATAGTCTCCAGAATTTATTGTTTCAGAATCAACAGTGTCTCCTGTAAGTATATTGTAAACCTTTAGCGTGTTGTTGTTTATTATAAGAACATAACGCTCTTGCTTGTCTCTATTGATAAAATGAACAAAGGCTCCGTCAGCTAGCGGTGAAGATTCAAGTTCCTTTATGAACCTTGTATTGGGTCTCTTTTTTAGTCCATCAGCTACAGAAGACAAAGCGTTTATCTGATCTTCGCACTGTCCGTCAAATCTAAGCGTATCTGGTTGTTGACTAACACCCTGGATAAGGTTTGGAAGTGAAGTATTAATTAAAGCCATTATTTTAATTTAAATCGTAGTTTCTATTGATACCTATTCTAGTGACGGCATCGAAGTTATCAAAAATTGTTCTATCAGCATTAGCACTATCTGCTCTTTCAAGATTAGCCTTTGCTGCAAATTCGTCTCTTATAATGAGAGCTTCAAGTTCTCTTGAACCTACAAGTCTAGCTTGTAAAGATCGGGTTGCTCTAAGTGTTATATATCTGCGAGCTTGTTCTGGAAGTTTGTCAAAATCTAACAGTCTTACTACAGTAACTTCAACAGGGCTTGTAAATACCTCTGTGTTATCTGTTCTATTGTAAAGTGATCTTCCACGCTGTACTAGGTCAACATCATCAGAACCCTCGTGGTCTACCTGTAGGATGTCTTCGTCTAAAGTTATCGTTCCTGTAGATGCGTTTCCATCCAGTTTAATTTTCTTCTCAGTATTAAAATGCCAGCCTTCACTTTGGACCTCTCTTGAAGTTTCTGCAAGAACGCTAACAGCCAGTGCAGCAGAGACGGGAAGTTCCTGTGCGTTACTTATGCTGTTGACTGGAGCTTCTCCTATATAGCCTAGCATTGTATTTACAGCCTCAAGCTGTGTCGTAAGTGTTGCCATATTTTTGTTAATGTGAGTTGTTTGTTTTGTAAGAAAAAAGAAAAGGGCAGGAGCCATATTATGACTCCCACCCTCTGTGATGTTTATAAGTGTTTGTAGATATTATAAGGTAATTTCTACAGCGCACTCAGGTCTAAGGACTCCGTGTCCAAGGCCGTACTTTGCGAGGAACAATGTACCTTGATGGGCAATACTGTACTCTGACTGAGTAGTAAGGTCCAATAAGGAAACAGTTCCAACCGCTGCTGGGTGTCCTCCGATGATTGCAGTAGCTGAAAGATCACCATTGTATCCTGCACCATTGCCACCAAACGGATCATTCTTAACAGCAGAACTTCCGTCACCTGTAGTTGTACTTGATAGGTCTGTTCTCACATCCTTGATGTGCTGAGACTTAACAAGCTTAATGCCAGCTACCTGTGGTATCTGACCTGTAGCAACACTACCTACACCACCAGCGTCACGATTAAGAGCTAGTGATACTGCTGAGTTATCAGCGGTGATTAGCTTATAGTAAAGCTCTGGTGGTAATACTGCAAAACGCTGTCCATCATCTGGAACGTTCTTTTCGTCAAGCTTTTGAGCCATCTCGAAAAGTACGTCAATAAGTTCAGGAGCGGTGTCAAGAGTGTTTCCTGATCCTGCTCCGTCAATGACAGTACCTCCGTCACCTCCGTTGATGTTAGCAGAAGATCTAGCAGCAGCTACCCAAGTCTTCATAACCGCAAGGTCATAACGCTTGGCAAGTGCCTTTCCGATCTCTTTTGAGTAGGTTGCTCGCATTGAATAATGAGCTTTTAGTTCGTCAAATTCAGCGATGAATGTTGAACTAATTAGCATGTCATCAATAAAGATAACCTTCTCGTTGTGCTTGATGTTACTGAGGTAACTATTGCCAGCGTCAAGAATGTCTTGACCAGGCTGGTAGTACTTAGCCTCGGCAATACCGCTTACAGGAAATTGAGCCGACTTTCCAGAAGTTATCGTTCTGGTAGTGTGCAATTCCTTCATTACGTTTGTCTCATCAAATGTAGTCAGAATCTCGTTAGAGAATACTTTCAGGAATAACGCATCTGCATCACCTGAAGCATTTATCTGACCCACTCTTGATGGATTTGTGTCTCCATTAGCCATAATTTAATATGTCCTTTCTGTGTTTTATTATGTTTTGTTGTTTATATTCTGGGTTATTAACAACTCACTCATTCAATAAAACAAAAAGACCTACTCGGTGTTCTTTGATTAGTTGTCCCTCGCAAG